GGTGTGCCGCCGGTAGGTGTGGCGACGGGCGACCCACCTTCGATACCACGTTCTTTAAAGCGTCGTTCCGTCCATTTTAGAGCTTCGTACTTACTCTCAATCGACGAGCCGCCTTCGAGCTGCTTCATGAGCGCCTTCTGTTCGGCTGGTGTGTCGAACATACGCGACGTGATATTCGGGTTCTCAATGAACAGCAGACGAAGGCCAGATACAGCTGCGTCGACGTTGTCGCGCAGTTCCTCTTGTTTCGCGCCAGTGAGGCCGCCGACGATACGTCCGATGTCGGATGCGCCTAAGCCGCGTACTGTACGCCGCAGCGCGTCCGGGTCGTCGGATGACGCATATGCCCCGCCGGTTGCTGCGTCAGCGAGCGCGCCGTAAGCACGATCAAACATGCCCTGCGTTTTAGCAGCTGCTTTCTCGGGCTCGTCTCCGTCTTTACCGACGCCTTTGCGGTTGAGCGCGTTTATCTGCGCGCGCCTGTACTCCGCGTCTAGCGGGTCTTCTGGCTTGGTGTACGGGGCTTCGTTGATGTCCGTGATTGTGCCACGATCACCGATTGTCTTATACGCCGCTTCGCCGTCCTTATCGACAGTGAGAAGCTGTTTCACCACTTCGGGTTTCCCAAAGGTGTCAATGAGCCCGTCGATACGCGACGGATCACCGCCGATACCAGCGATAAGCTGGGCTTCGTCTTCGGGCGTAAAACGCAGGGCGGCTTTACCAGCTTGCGGGATCGAGGACAGCGCTTCTTCGACGGTAGCGCCGTTCTGTACAGCACGTTTCACGCCGTAAAGCATACTGGTCATGCCAGCTAATTCGCGTTCGTTAAAAGTATTCGCGATGCTTTCCTTACCTTGCGTCACCTGCTGCCCTTGGAGTTCGAGTTCGCCGGGGAGCTTCTGTATATTTTCGTCCGTCTGCTGCGCAGTGCTATATGTTGACGGGTCACCGTATTCGACGCCCAGTGTGTCAACAATAGCGTTTCGCGCGTTGTTAACGCGGTTTAGTTGCTGGTCCTTTAAAGGGTCTTCAACGGCCCGCCGCTGGTTGGTATACCCTTCCTCTCGTCGCGCGCGTCCGGCTGCCGCACCTGCGTTGAGCATGTCAAAAATCTGTGCACCAGTGGCCATGTGTTACCCCTTACCCCATATATCCGCGACAGTTCCGCCGATTATGCCGCCTAGGTCGGAAATGGCGTTGCCAGACGCTTCGGCGCTGGCCGCGCCGCCGCCGAGGGCAGCTTTAGCACCGACACCTGCTAGGTTGGCTTCAATGCCCGTGGCCGCGCTAGACGCCTGCAGCCCCTGTTGCGATGCTCCCATGAGCTGTGACAGATAGTTGTTGAAGTGTTGCGCGCCTAGCCCCTGCCCGAAGCGTATGGCCGCTTTCTGATTGGCACCGGAGTTGCGCATACCTTTCGCGGAGGCGCTGGCGTCTAGGGCGTCGATGCCGCCTTCTAGCTGCGCGCCGTACCCTGCACTGTCACGGAATGTCTGAAAGGCGGTACCGGCGTTTGCATTCTGCTCGGGCGTGCCAGCACCGAGGGCACCGAGGGCCGTGTCGAATGCGCGTGCGCCGCCGGGCGCAAAAGTTGTGTTTAGCTCGGAACCGGCTACGGCGTCGCGACCTTGCTGGACTTGAGCCAACGCCGCGCCGGTAGCCTGTTTAATTCCCTTGGCTTCCTTTTTGCCGCCGAACAGCGCACCAAGGCCGCCGATTGCGCCACTGATCAAAGTTCCCCACATGGGCTGTTTCCTTGCTAAAAGTAGTGTGCCCGGCGCTGTTTAAAGGCACCGGGCGTATTGGCTACTCGCTTTTGCCGACGGGTGTGCTTGTCACCATTCGGAGAACGAAGTTGACGCCCGCGACAATAACGGCGACGCCGCCGATAACAGCGTCGAAGTTTGCCGTAAGCGTTTCCGCCGACGGCAGCTGGTCGATCGGCACAACTCCGAAAGCCGTCAGGACGCCGACAAGGGCGATGACGGCGTTAACGAGAACGGTACGGTAACCTTTGAGGAAATGAACGACAGAAACCATAATATTCTCCATGATGTGTTCTGGTTGAAACGATACTTTGCACGATTTGAGCCAAACGGTCAACAGGCGTTTTACCTGAAAAGTGCCCAACACGCAAAGATGAAGGCCGTGGATGGAACAGTAATTCCCCCAGCCGGACTTCCGCCGGGATTGAGCGTGAAGGTAGCAATAGTAACAGAGCCGGGGTTCACGCCGCCAGTCTCAGAAGACGGGAAATTGCCCTGCACTGCTTCGGTAAACACGCCATTCCATGTGATCGTGTTCGCAGTACGTCCACCGGCAAACCCGATGCCAAGGCCGGACGCGACCGGTAAAAACTCGTTATCATCCGTGAACGGAACCGTTGTGGCCGTTCCAAAAGCAGTGCTAACCAAATTTGAGTTCCCTTTAACAGTTGCGCCTGCAATCTCAATAATTGCAATGGCACCCCCGTGCGTGCTGTTGCTAGGCGTCTGCGTGGCGCTTTCTGCGGGTCCAACGACGCGGTACATAGCGGTCGGGTCTGGCGTCGAGCCGGATGAGTTCAAGGCAATCCATCCCGGCGCTGTGCTTGTGCTTGAGTTGGCGGCACAGTTGAAGGCCACAGCAACCAGAATGTTGCCTTCTGTCGGTGGGGCATCCAGTGTGATACCAATGGATAGGTTTGATACGCCGACTGCTTTACTTTGAACGATGGTTGGCACGCCGCCTCCCCCTCCTGATCCTGCAATAGTGATAAGCGCTTCGCCTGCTCCGTTGTCCGTTACGACGACGCCAGCACCAGCGAAGTTTAGTGTCGTCGCGGACGCTACAACGGTAACCCCGTCATCGTCAACGACTATTGATCCGCCACCGCCGCCGCCGGATATGGGAACGTCTGTGACGGCGGTTACACGTCCTTTTGCGTCGACCGTGATCTGAGGAACGTTCGTATCGTCACCGTAGGTGCCAGCGGATACGGCGGTATCCGTTAAACTAAGCGTTATGTTACCGTCGGACAGGGCCGCCGGGCCGGGAGTTATATCAGTGGCGTCGCCGCCTATTTGCACAGCTGCCAGTGCGAGCGCGAGTGTTTCTGACGCTTCGGCGGCTGCAAGGGCTGTCTCGGCGTCAGCTATAGCCTGCGCGATCTCTTCTGCCGAACCAGAGTTAGTGGTGCGCTGGGCGTTCCACTGGCGCATGAATTCAGCCGTTGGTGTGCCGTCTGGATTAGCTATGTGCGTCTTGTTGTTAAGCGGGTCAAGTTTGCTTCTGCGATCAAGGGCCACGCGCTTACTCCTTTCCGTCCATTCGCATAGTTGCGATGTCGATATTTATAGGCCCGCCAACGTCGGTTATACGTATTACACGCCCGGGCGCTTTAAAGCTACCGAGCCCCTGCCACGAGATGTCTTGGTCAAACTCACCAGTTTCCAGCATTACCAATGCGTCGGCTGGCTGCTCCCACGTCGTACCCTTGTCGTCGCTGTATTCGAGAAGCAGGTATGGATCGACGCTATCGAAATATCCCGAGCTTATCTGCAGCTCCAATTCGTCTAGGCTGTGGTATACACGCCCTGTAGCCGGAATGATGGCCGTCACGACGTGCTTTATGTCTTTAAAGCCTTCGTCGTTCCAGTAAATCGGGCTGACCTGCCACACAGTTCCGCTTTGCTTGTCGGCGGCGAGTGTGCGTCCGTCCCAATCGAAACCTAGAAAGTTGTTCCAGTAAGCATACCCTTCCGTATCCCATTTTGACCACAAGCCTGTAGTCTGATCGTACACGTATGTTCCTAATTCGCCTAGACGCAGAACATACAACTTGTGTCCATCCATAGTAAAGGACCACGCCAACAAGTTTAGGTCTTCGGGTGCACCCGTTCCGTATATACCTAGCGCAAAAAGCTGGGATGCAGAAGCGTTCTGAACGTCTGGGTGGGGTTCACCCTCGTAGGCCGCCAAGGCGAACAGCTGTGACGCACGGGCATACAGCCCGATAGGCAGGCCGTCGTACACCCCGAGCGCAAACAACTGCGCTGTGTGAGCACCGCTGTTATCAGGACTGGCCTCATACACCGCGTTGATAAACGCCTGTGTGGTTTGTACGTTGCCCATGTGCGCCTCCTACGCTGTGCGCGTGTAGCGAAGACGCCCCACTAGCACGGATTGTGGCGTTAGTCCGGCGGCTGTGTCTGGGTCTTCTTCGATCATGTCACCGCGATATACCGGAGTATCCGTGAGCGAGTTGTCGGAACCGTCTGCAGCGAAGCCGTCAACTACGAATGATTTTTTAGCCGAACCAGAGTCCGCGTTCAGGAATGCCCTGTCAACGAGGAACAGTCCACGCAAACCAGTAGCCGCGATTGGTAGCGCGTCAATGGTGAACTCAACGGGGGCTGGAATGTCTTGTCCACCACCGAGCGTGGTGCCCGTCCACGTCGCGTCTGTGACGTCTGTGGTGGATACGATGGAGTTACCGACGGCACCCGCTGTCAACGCCGTAGCGGTCAACTGCACTGACACGTCTGGACCGAGCGCGGCTGCGGCAGACGTGTTGGCAGACGTCGCCGCGCCGTAAGTTGTGCCAGCGCCGGGGCCTGCGTTGATAGCGCTGCGAAGGTTGGCGAGCGTAGCCGGAACATCGACGCCGATAAGCACGTCGTACGCAGACACGACGGTGTCTACAAACGTGTATACGTCCGAGCCCAGCGTAACTATGTCCGTTGCGACCGGAAGCGCGTTCATAGTGAGAATTCCGGTAGCTGGCAGGAACGCCGCTTCCATGAACCGAGTATCTTGTGGGGGCGCTGTGTTTGCAGCCAAGTACAACGCACCAGCATCCTCGGGTACGACACGGGCGGTATCACCGCGCGCCGTTAGGTTACGCGCGTAAGAGCTAAGGTCAGTTATACCTTCATCGAAACCGGCGAGTAGTACGACGCTGTCAAAGTCAACATCACCGTCGATAACGGAGCGCGGGAAAATGGTGGTGGATGGGGTATAGTCTGCGGTGTATCGCGCCACGCCGGGGGTGATGCGTACTTCGTCGACGTGACCTTTAAAGCTGCTGTTAGCCAGAACGGAGATGCCCGTGCCAGATATTTCGCCGCCAACGGTGAACTTGGCGCTTATGCCCGTAGCGTAGTAAACAAACGCGTCGGACTGGTCGACGCCAACCTGATTACCGTTGATAAACAGCCTTGTTATGCCACTGGAACGACATACAGCAATCGTGTACTGGTGCCCGACTTGGAAATCGTACAGTACACTGATTACCGAGTTAAGCGTTGAAAGCGTACCATCCGTGGTTATCTCGAAGCGAAGCGCGCCCGCGTTAAGGGATGGGCCGTATTTAACGAGGCGGTAGCTACGTGCGCTGCCGCTGGCATTCCAGCGACCGAGGAGAGTTGCGAAGTCAGAGCCGGTCGGCTCGCCGCCCCAACGGAAGGTGCCTTCGAGCGTGAAGTCATCACTTGACAGGTCGAATGTCGCGGAAGTGCCGCAATCAAGAACATCGCCGTTTCCATCGTCGCCGATAAACAACACCCCAGCGCCGTACATGGTGAATGGCCGGGGCGTGAAATCGTCGAATTCAGTGTCGCTGTTTATCCAGAGTGTCGCGACGCCGGAGATGCGCGGCCAGTCGGAGTTGTACGTGCCGGTCAGCGAGTACGGTACGAAGAACTTGTAGTAGGTATCCGCGCTGCCACCTGACGCCGCTGGGCTTGCGCCAACGAACAGCTGTGTAGCCGCGCCGGGCAGAACCAGATTAGTTCCCGGAACGGACGATGTGCCACCGATAACTGGCGTTAGCTCTGCTCCATCGCCTTGACCGTTTACCCGTATTTCAGCTGTGCCGGTAGTTGCGTGCAGAACGAACTGGCCTTGTATCGTGTAGTAGTTACCCGCCGTGATCGGGCTATTGGTGGTTTGCGCGACGATTGCTCCGGCTTGGTTGTAAAGCGCCAAGTTGCCGTCGGTCGTAACAGCAACTTTAAACACGCGCCCATTGGTGCTATCACGAAATTCGACAATCCAGGTTCGGTCGGTAGTCGACGGTAGGGTTGCCAGATAGAAGCCTTCACAGAAGCCGATTGACGTATAGATGCCGCCGAGCACGCGCCGCAGGCCGCCGCCGCGTCCGTTCACGCGCAACCAGTAACGGTTCTGTTCGTCAAAGTCTGGAATGGCCAGCTCTGTGTCTTCGAGACCGACGCCGAACTCAGCGCCAATCTCGGCGTAAAAACCGTCAAGTACAGCGTTTATATCGTTGCCGTACGGCTCAAAATTATCTGCCCAAATGAGTGACACTAGCTGTCCCTTTCAATCGTAAACGCTTCGCGGATCAATTCTTCAATACCGTGATTTGAAACTCTCTGCTGGCCGCCGGGCGTCACCGCGTACACCACAAAGTCATTTCCAATAACAAACACAGTATTGTCTAGCACGGCATCGGTACCGGGTACAATCCCTTTGTTGAAAGAGCGCCCTTGAAACCGAGAGAACGGTACGTCCGGGGTGCCCGACAAATAAAACGCGTCTGTCGATGACGCGCCAAAGCACCACATCAGATCGCCGACTGTACGCAGGGAAATGCCGTCGTCGGGTATGGCTTCGGCTTCGAAGAAGTCCAGCGCGTCAATTACGGTTTTGCCGGGACGTATGAAGTATATGCGCTGCGAGTTTGAAACGAGAGCCAGCACGTAGCCCTCTAGTACGGCCAGCGATACGAAGCCGACATCATCCGGGGTCTGAATACCAGAAAGCGCGTCCGCCACCCCGCCAGTAAGCGTGGCGCTCGCGAACGCGCCTTCCGCCAGCGTGTCTGTCGTCGTATACGCGTTTCCGGGTGGGCCTGATACTAGCGCGTAAAAGTCGACGTCGTATGACGGTCCGGCCACCAAACGCGGTTCGTTGGCGGCCATGAACGGGTTTGCCGCTGTTCCTACGAAATACGCCACGTTTACAACTTCCGGGTCGGCCACAACGGCAGCATACAGGTTGAACAGTGTATCTTCGAGCGTCGCCGCAATCTGCACGTCGTACGAAGTTGTCATGGTGTCTTTAAAGGTGTACGTTACTCCGTTGAGCACAACTGTTTCGCCGTTCGTCGGCAGCGCCGTGCAGTTAAGCGTGCCGGTCGCACGTGAGCCGACGCCGTCGTAAAACAACAGCTGCGTTCCGTCTGCGATAAACAGGTATTCACTGGTGCCAGCCATGGCGGGGGCTCCGGTACCAAGTATGGTGCCGTTTATCGCGGTCTTGGTACCGTCTTTGTCCTGACGAAATAGTGTTTGATCGGACACGTAAAAAGCGGCTCCTCCGAACGTGCCTTCCTGCGTGTACGTCTGACGAATTGGGCCTGTGCCAAAACTGTCATAATATGCGTTTCCGGGGCGTGTTATAAGTGCTACGCCATCAAGCGGATTGCCCGGCGCTTCTTCGAACAGGCGGTTGCGCAGTTCGACGGGAGGCATTCTGTACGCTTGGCGTTCGTAGGCTCCGCGCCCGAGGGGTAGGTTACTCATATCGGCCCCCGAAGAAGCCCGCAGACTGACCCCACGAATTCCATGCGTTGAACACGAACGGGTCTTCCATGTTGGCGTCTGGTGTGTCTTGGAAATACCGCGAATGAATGTTGCTTATTCCGTTGCGCGCAATTCCGAGTGTTACGTCCGACAACTCGCTTTTGTAATTTGGTGACAAGCGCACAGCAAGCGCCGCGACGAAGAAGTCATCGAACTCGCTTGGAAAAGGCATGTTTGTGCCGTCTTCGAGTGGCAGCACCCAACGCTCCCATGATCCAAGATCGGCGCGAAACATCCAGCGTATTGGTGCCAGATAGCTGTTTTCAGCATCCAGCACAAGCTGCGGTTGGCCTTCGATTAGAAACCCGTTTCCGTCAAGGGTGAGCGGATACACGTCGAAACCGGGACCAATGTTCACGAGCGCCATCTGCGCACCGTCGCCGGGGAATTGTTGGAAATAAATGGTTTGGTCGGACACAAGTTTGGTCATGATGCGCACATTGGTCGGCGGGTATGGGAACTCCGACGCGCGCATATTCAAGTTCATCGGCAGTAGCGGTTGACGGGCGGGCACTGGCGCTGTCGTTATGGCCGGAGACGGCCACACCATAAGGTAGCGCGCTATTTCCGTGCCTATCATGCTGTCAATCATTGACGACAACAGTTGAAGGGCTTCGGCCTGCTGCAAAGCAGTCGGGGCCTTGGCCACCCCGAGCAAGTTGTTTTCGCGGAATGCTCGCGTAACGATTTGTCCGGCAGTGGCCATGGGTTATTCCTTTTACAGACAAAGTAGCGCTTTTACAGCGTGATGCCAGCTTCTGCGATTGCCTCTTCTAGCTCTACGTCGGTAGTATCATCTTCTACTTCATATCCTGCTTTTTCGAGTGCTGCAACAGCTGCGGAGCGGTCGAATTCAGGTGCGTAGTCTGGCTTTGGCGCTTTGGGCGCTTTGGGCGCTTTGGGCGCTTTGGGCGCTTTGGGCGCTTT